AAACAGATGATTTAATACCAGATGATAAAGATGTAGGTGATGTAAAAGTTGAAGGTTTAAAAACAAAATTAATTAGAACAATAAAACAACAAGCTGCAGGAATATTACAAGATACAGATTGGTATATAGTTAGAAAAGCAGATGCAGGTACAGCAGTACCATCAGCAATTACAACCCATAGAGCAGCTGTAAGAACTAAATGTGCAAGTATGGAAACATCTATAACTAATGCAGCAGATACACCAGCGTTAGAGACTTTATACACATACACAGAACAAGAGGATGGATCTGTGACAAGACCATTAGGTGAATTTCCAAGATTGGAGGATTAATGCCAATTAATGGTTTTCTTTATCCAGGAGCTAAATTTACACCATCTTATGAGGTTGCTAACTCATTAAGGTTTAATTCTGCTAGTGCAGATTCTTTAACTAGAAGTACATCAGGTGCTGGAACATCAAATACAACATTTACAATTTCTCTTTGGGTTAAAAAATCAAGTAATGATTCAGCAGCAAGAAGATTATTAGAATTTTATAATAATAGTTCATACTATATAAGTTTAAGATTTAGAGATGATGTTGCTCAAAATTTAGATTTTTATTCTGAAAGTAATGGTTCTGCCGTAAATCTTAGAACTAATAGAGGGTTTCGTGATCCATCATCTTGGTATCATATTGTAATGAGAGTAGATACAACACAATCAACAGCAGATGATAGACTACGAATGTATGTTAATGGAGTTCAAGAAACATCTTTTGCTGCAAGAACTAATCCTAGTTCAAGTGAAAATTTACAATTTAATGGTTCAGGAGTTACTCATTTAATAAGTCAATCAGGTAGTGACACAGCAAATGATAGAAGATTTAATGGATATATGGCAGAAGTTTGTTTTATAGATGGTCAATCATTAGACCCAACATCATTTGGAGAATTTGATTCTGATAGTCCTAATATATGGAAACCAATAGATGTATCAGGATTAACTTTTGGTAATAATGGATTTTATTTAGACTTTGAAGATAGTTCATCTTTAGGCAATGATGCTGTTGGTTCTAATAACTTTACTGCTAATAATTTAGCCGCAGCAGATCAGGCAACGGATACGTGTACTAATAATTTTGCAACATTTAATCCTTTAGATGGAACATCTACTGGAACGGCTTTTGTTCTTTCTGAAGGAAATTGTAAAGGTGTAACCGCTGTTGATACAAATGGTGCTTTACAAAGTACAATGGCTGTTAGTTCTGGAAAATGGTACGCTGAATTTAAAATAGCAAAAGTTGGTGACAATCTTTCTGGTGGTAGAACAACAGTTGGAATAGGTTCAAGAACTAATTCGCAAGTAAGTGGAAATTATTATGGTAATACTGCAAGTCCTGTAGATAGTTATGGAAAATATTCAGCTTCAGCACACTACTATTCTAATAATGGTAGTACTACAAGTTATGGAAGTTCTTTTGTAGATGATGATATAATTGGAGTTTATTTAGATTTAGATAATAATAAATTATATTTTTCTGAAAATGGAACGCTTTATAGTTCAACAGGTATTGATATAACTGCTGCCGCTTCAACTTTAAATGGTCATTATCATATTGGAGTAGCAGATGCTTCTGCAAATGATAATGGAGAATATTTAGCAAATTATGGTGGTTGCCCAGCTTTTACTATTTCATCTGCTGTTTCTGATGATAATGGATACGGTTCATTTGAATATTCGCCAAATATTACAGGCGATGGCGAAGCAAAGAAATTTTATGCTTTATGTACCAAAAACTTAGCGGAGTATGGATAATGTCATATACTAATGGTCTCGATAATCCTGAACTTTATTTCCAGTGCAAATTGTACACAGGAAATGGAAGCTCAGGAACTGCAATAACCTTTGACGGTAGTGAAAATATGCAACCTGATTTTATATGGGGTAGTTGCCGTAGTGTTGGAGATAATAATTGGATGTCTGATTCTGTAAGGGGAAACACAAAAGCACTTTTTTCAAATAATAGTAATGATGAAGAAACATCATCTGAAAGAATAAAATCGTTTGATAGTAACGGTTTTACTATTGGAGATGCTGGAGATACAAACACAAATACGAGAACATTTGTAACTTGGAATTGGAAAGCTGGGACGTCATTTAGTAATGACGCAAGTGCAACTGGAGTTGGAAGTATTGATAGCACAGGAAGTATAAATACAACTGCTGGATTTAGTATTATTTCTTATAGTGGTTCAAATTCAAACAGTTCAGTAGCTCATGGTCTATCATCTGCTGTTAAAATGATTATAGTTAAAAACAGATCATCAGATGGTACAGCATGGACAGTTGGACATGACAGTTTAGGTTTTACCAAAAGATTATATTTACATGATAATTCAGCCGTAGGCACTAATAATAATTTTCAAGATACAGCACCTACAAGTTCTGTATTTACTTTAACAGGAAATAATTTAGATATGTGTCAATCTGGTTCTGATTACATAGCATGGTGCTTCGCACCTAAACAGGGATACTCAAAATTTGGATCTTTTTTAGGAACTGGAAGTGCTAATGGTGCATTTGTTTATACAGGTTTTAAACCAGCATGGCTCATGATAAAAAAAACAAATTCAAGTGGCTCTGTAAATTGGTTTATGTTTGATAATAAAAGAAGTCCAATAAATGCAGTTGATGATTTTTTAAAAGCAGACACAAGTGATGCTGAAGGTGGGGATGGTAATGGTTATCTTGATTTTTTATCAAATGGCTTTAAATTTAAAACGGCTAATATTGGTACTGAATCAGGTGGAACATTTATATTTATGGCTTTCGCAGAAGCACCATTCGTAAATTCTAATGGTATACCCAACAACGCAAGATAAAATTAATTAAGGAGAATAAATGGCATATATAGGAAAACAACCAGTAGTCGGAAACTTTCAAGTTTGTGATGCTATATCCGTAGTGAACGGACAGGCAGCATATACTATGCAAGTCGGATCTGCTAATGTGGAGCCAGAGAACGCTAATCATATGCTGGTTAGTTTAAATGGTGTCTTACAAAAACCAGGTAGTTCTTTTACTATCTCAGGTGCAACAATCACTTTTGCTAGTAATTTAGTTACAAATGATGTAATTGATTTTATAATATTATTAGGTGATACTTTAAACGTAGGTACGCCCTCAGATGATTCTGTAGGTGCTGCACAGATCAAGAATGATTTAATATCTGGCACTACAGCTTTAGCTAGTGAACCTGATGATACAGATGAATTTTTAGTATCAGATGCTGGTACATTAAAAAGAATTGATTACTCATTAATTAAAGGTGGTGGAATTACATCCGCTTGTCAATTTAGACTTACAGCAAATAAAACAGGTGATGCTGACGTTACATCAAATTATGAAGAAGTAGATACTGATGGTTATGGTGGTATTGGTTCAGCAGTAACTGAAAGCTCAGGTATATTTACATTTCCATCAACAGGAATATATTTAATACTTCTTCAAGCATATATTTTTATAAGCCAAAATGGTGATAGCTCTGCATCTTTTGAATTAAAAACAACAACAGATAATTCAAGTTATAGTGTAGCAACAAGAGCAACTACTGGTGAACTTGCTGCAAATGGCACTCCAAATTATACTGTATATGGACAATTTATGTTTGATGTAACGAATACATCAACGCATAAAGTAAAATTTACAACATCAAGTTTTGAAACTGGTGGCTCAACTCCAACAACTCTTTATGGTCAAACAGGTGAAAATGCTACATCTATAACTTTTTTAAGATTGGGAGATACATAAAATGAATAGAGATTATTTTCAAGACGCATTACAAACTTTTAATGGTGGTAATTGGTATGGTTGGAAAAAAGTTGATAGTGATGGAAATAAAATTCCTAACGACCAACGAATGACTTATGCTAATATTGAAGTCGTTAAAGAAGGTGCAACAATACCAAGTGAGGCAGACGTTAATGCAAAAATACAAGAAATTAAAGATGCAGAAACTGCAAGAACAAATAAAAAAGCATCTGGTAAACAAAAGCTAAAAGATTTAGGTCTTGATGATGATGAGATAAAAGCATTGATGGGGGCATAACATGGCACTCAAGTTTGCTAACAACAACTCCCTATCGGCAATCACAAGTACACCTAGTGGTGTAGGTGGAGGATCATTAAATCTTATTTCTACACAGACTGCATCAAGTTCATCTACGATAAGTTTTACTTCAAATATAGACTCTACTTATAAGGAATATATATTTAAGTTTTATAATATACACCCAGCAACTAACTCAACTATGTTTGCTTTTCAAGTAGATACAGGTACAAACACTAACTATAATCAAACTATAACATCTACCCATTTTAGTGTTGGTCATAATGAAGGAGATAGTGATACAATTTTTACATATCAAACAGGTATGGATCAAGCTCAAGGAACATCTTTTCAAAAATTAGGAAATAATCTTGGTAATGGTAATGATGAGTGTCTTGCTGGAACTTTACATTTATTTGATCCAAGTAGCACTACATTTGTAAAACATTTTATAGCAAGATTAGCAGAATATCATAACGAAGATTATGCTTTTGATAGCTACACAGCAGGGTATGTGAATACTACAACAGCATTAACAAGAGTACAATTTAAATTTGAAAGTGGTGCAATAGATTCAGGAACAATAAAATTATATGGCATTAGTTAAATACAACAATAATAGTTTAAGTGCTGTAACAAGTGCTGTTGGTTTTCCTGCTGGTGCTATGACACTTATTAAAACTTTAACTGCAGACGGTTCAGGGGATAATTTATCTTTTGTAGATGGATCATCAGATGTTGTTTTAGATAATACATATCCTGTTTATTTGTTTAAACTTATTAACATACATCCAGCAACTGATGCTGCTGAATTTCAAGTAAATTTTAGAGATGGCGGAAGTAGTTATGATGCAACAAAAACTACCACAGCTTTTCAAGCTATTCATAATGAAGGAGATTCTTCTACATCTTTAAATTATGAAACTGCTGAAGATTTAGCACAAGGAACTGGAGTTCAAAATATAATGGTTAATTCAGGTGCTGATAATGATCAAGCTGGATGTGGAGAAATGTATTTATTTAATCCTAGTTCTACAACTTTTGTAAAACATTTTATAGGAAGATTCCCTTATGCACATAAAGATGATTACATTATTGATTGGTATGTCTCTGGTTATTGTAATGTAACTGCTGCAATAGATGGAGTACAGTTTTCTTTTTCATCTGGCAATATAGATGCTGGTACAATCAAACTCTATGGAATTAAGGATAGTTAATGAGCATAGTTAAACTAAATAATAATGGAGTAAAGAACGCAACATCTTTTGGTAGTGCTAGTAGTGGTTCTATGACATTTATTAAAAAGCTAACAGCTTCTAGTTCTTCTACTTTATCTTTCGTTGATGGTGCAAGTTCAGTTGTTTTGGATAATACATATAAAGAATATATGTTTACTTTTAATAATATGCATCCTTCAGAAAATTTAGCTGAATTTGGATTTAAATCTTCAATAAATACTGGTAGTGGTTATGGTGTTGCAACAACAACAACTCATTTTTATGCTGGACATGAAGAAGATGGCAGTTGGACAAACTTAGGTTATGCAACAAGTTTTGATTTAGCACAAAGTACAGGATTAGGTGTTATTCAAGGAAATGTAAAAAATGATAATGATATTGGAGTTTCTGGAACAATGCACTTATTTAATCCATCATCAACTACTTTTGTAAAACATTTTGTATCAAATACAAATAGTGTTGGTACAGATGAAAATACAAATAGTTATCATGCTGGATATGTGAATACCACAAGTGCAGTTGATGCAATACAATTTTCATTTTCAGGAGGAAATATAGACGCTGGAGATATTTGTTTATACGGAATTAATTAAGGAGAAATAATGCCAAGATATCATAATATAAATGGAAACAAAGTACAGTTTACAGCTGCAGAAGAAACAGCTAGGGATGCTGAAGAAAAAGCATGGGCAGATGGTGCTCTTGCTAGAGCACAAGCTAATCTTAGAGCTAGAAGAAATAGACTTTTAGCTGAGACTGACTTCTATGCTTTATCAGATGTAACTATGTCAAATGACATGAAGACATACAGACAGGACTTAAGAGATTTACCTTCAGGTAAAGACACTGTTGCTAAATGTCAAAATGCTGTATTTCCAACTAAACCATAATGGCTCGTGTTAATTTTAAAAATTTAAACAAACAAGAAAAAAGAATGCAAAAAAAATATAATCGACAGGGGAGATAATGGCGACACCAGATGAAGTACAATTACAAAAAGGTGCACTAACTACTGCTCAAAAAGAGCAAACAGGTAGTGCTAAAGCTGTTAGTTTAATAGAAAGTTTAGCAGCAGGTACACCTAGTTTACCTACAGGTACAACTATATCACCACAATTACAAAATGTGGTATCTAATGAATTAATGGGAACTGCTGGAGTTACTGGAACTCTTGCTTCTACAATTCCTACAACGGCTGCTGCTCCTACTATAGCTGCTCCAGGAACATTAGCAGGAACACAAGTAACAGCACCAACTGCTGCAAGTGCTGCTCAATATACATCACAACAAGCTATTGGTCAAGTGCCAACTATGACTGCTGCAACAGGTACAGTTACTCAACCTATGACTGCAGCTACAGGAAATATTACATCTGATGCTACAGTAAAC